CAGACCTCAAACAGAATGGTTACCTCCTGATGATTTTCCAGACCTCTCGTCTTACGAAGAAATTTCCATAGACTTAGAAACCAAAGATCCTGAATTAAAAAGAATGGGATCAGGTTCTATTACAGGTGAAGGTGATGTCACTGGCATTGCTATCGCAGTTAAAAATTGGTCTGGTTATTATCCGATTGCCCATGAGGGAGGCGGCAATATGGATCGTAAAAAAGTTTTAAAATGGTTTCAAAAAGTTTTGAATACCTCAGCTGTCAAAATTTTTCATAATGCCATGTACGATGTCTGTTGGATCAGGCATCTAGGACTAAGAATTAATGGACGCATTGTCGATACCATGATTGCTTCTGCATTGGTTGATGAAAATCAAATGCGTTATGATTTAAATAATTGTGCCAAACGTTATACTGGAAAAGGAAAAGATGAAGCGGCTTTATATGCAGCGGCGAAAGAATGGGGAGTCGATGCTAAAGTTGAAATGTATAAATTACCAGCTTTATATGTTGGAGCCTACGCCGAGAAAGATGCTGAAATTACTTTAGAGCTGTGGCAAGAACTTAAAAAAGAAATAGAGATTCAAGATATTAGTTCAATTTTTCAACTTGAAGTGGAGCTTTTTCCCTGTCTTGTGGAAATGAGATTTCTGGGTGTACGTGTAAATCAAGAACAAGCTTTCAACGAAAAGAAAACATTACTCGAACAAGAACAAAAATTACTGAAAGTCGTAAAGAACGAAACCGGAATAGAAGTACAGATCTGGGCTGCGCGTTCCATTGCTAAAATTTTTGACAAATTAAAATTACCTTATGATCGAACGATTAAAACCGAAGCTCCTTCTTTCACAAAGAATTTTTTAACCCATCATCCTCATCCGTTGGTTAATAAAATTGCTCAAGCCCGCGAGATTAATAAAGCCCATACCACTTTCATTGATACTATTTTAAAACATACCCATAAGGGAAGAATCTTTGCTGAAATTAATCAATTGCGAGGAGACAATGGAGGGACTGTTACAGGAAGATTTAGTTATGCTAATCCAAATTTACAACAAATACCAGCACGCAACAAGGATCTTGGCCCACGGATCAGGGCCCTTTTTCTACCTGAAGAAGGCCATAGATGGGGTTGTTTTGACTATAATCAACAAGAGCCTAGGCTAGTAGTCCATTACGCAGCTTTGCAAAATCTATACGGTGTAGACGGCGT